CCAATTTCATTACCAGCAATTCAAGTTGCAGCACCAAGTCAATTACAACAAACTGGGTTTGGTATGGCTGGACAAACAGGTGTTGGACAACAAGCTGTTGGTCAAGGTATTCAAAGTTTACAGGCTGGATTAGGTTCTGCTTATGCTGGACCAAATATTTCTCAATTTTATAATCCATATCAATCATATGTAATTGATGAAATTAACAGACAAGCACAACAACAACAAAATCAATTATCTGCACAAGCAGTTAATGCTGGTGCATTTGGTGGTGGTAGAGAAGGTGTACAAAGAGCAGAATTACAAAGAGCAACTCAATCAAATATTGGACAAGCACAAGCTGCTGGATACCAATCAGCTTTACAGGCAGCTCAACAACAACAAAATTTACAAACACAAACAGGATTAAGTGCTGGACAAGCTTTACTTGGAGCAGGAGCACAACAACAAGCTATGCAACAAGGTGATATACAAAGTTTATTACAAGCTGGAGGAATCCAACAACAATTAGGCCAACAAGCTTTAGAAGCACAAAGACAGACACAATTACAACAAGCTTATGAACCTTATCAAAGAACAGAGTTCTTAAAAAATATAATGACTAATTTACCAACTACGCAAAGTTCTTTAACAGCAACCACGGCTCCTGGATCTAATCCATTGGCTCAAGCGGCAGGGGCTGGTTTAGGTGCATATGCGGCTTATAACATTGCGGCTAAAAAATAATGGACACAATTTTATCAAGAAAATTATTTCGTGAGAAATATGTACAAGAAATTAAACCACAAAAATTTAATAAAGGTGGAATTGCAACTTTAAAACTTGCAGTAGGAGGAGAAGTATTTACTGAAGGCGAAAAACTTGGATATATGTTAGCACCAGTTGCTGCAAGTTTATTACAAGCAAAACAAAGACAAGGAGAGTCTCAATTAGCTTCTTTATTTGGAGCAGTTGGAGAAGGTATATCACAAGTACCAGCGGTTGCATTAAATATTAAAAAATTAGAATTGGCTGGTCAAAAAGAATCTAAAGGTGTTAATATGTTTATGAGTCCAGAACAAGTAGCAGCAGTTAATTTACCAGCTGGAACTGTTGCTCAATATAATACTGAAACTGGAGCTGTTAATGTAATTAATAAACCTAGTGAAGAAGCTCAAAAAACAGCAAGAGAAGCTATTGGAAATATAAATTTAGTTAATCGTATAGCAGATCAATATGTTGCTTTAAATAAACCAGTTGGTCCATTTGTTTTAGATCCAGATAGACTTAAAGGTGTTGCTGGAGAATTTTTAGGAACAGATTATGGTAAACAATATGCTGGATTTAAATCTAATATAGGAACACTACAAGCTTTCTTACAAAGACAAATTTCAGGTGCAACATTATCTGAACAAGAAGTAAAAAGATTACAAGGATTAATACCACAACTTGGAGATACAGAAGCTGAATTTGAAGGAAAAATAATACAATTAAAAAGTTATTTAAATGATATTAAAGAATTACAAAAAACAAATCCAGAAGTAACACCTTCAAGAGGTATGGAAATTATAGAAAAAACTAAAGGTGGTGTTTCTGCTTACGCTCCTCAATATCAAGCTGGAGCAAAAAGTTATAAAATTAAAGGAAACTCACTAGAAGAGATAAAATAATGGGCATCATAAACGTTGAAGGTTTAGGAGCGGTCCAAATTGAAGGTGATGTCCCTACATACGAAGAACAAGAAATAATAAAACAAAATTTTACTAAAATACAAGAAGATCAGGCTTCTGGTAAAAGAGCAGAAGATGCTTCTAATTCTTTTTTTACTCCACAAAATCTAGCAAGATTTGGTATTGAATTAGGACTTGGTGTAGCTGGTTCTATTGCAACTGGTGGATTAGCATTACCTGCATTAGCATTAAGAGGAGGTATGTTAGCTAGACCTTTCCTTACACAATTAGCTTATAGTTCTTTAGGTTCAGCCGCAGGATCTGGATTAGGTGCTGGAGCAGCTCAAGTAATAGATCCAAAAGATGATGTAGTAAAAGAAGTAATGAGAGGTGCTATGGAAGGCGCTGTTGGAGAAGCTGTCGGAGGACCTTTAGGAATTAAAGGAGCACAATATCTTTCTAAATATTTAGGCAATAAAACTCCTCAACAATTTGCAAAAGGAATAGATGAAGCTGGACAAGCAGAAGCTGCATTAGAAGTAAGAGGAAAAAGATTAGTAGATCCACTTGCAGGTGCAGTTGAAGCAGAAACAGCAATATCAAAACAAGCAGATGAAATTTTAGCAGATCCAATTAGATATGCTACTAAAGGATTAGAAAAAGGATCACAAGAATATAATATAGCTATTAGAGATTCTGTTCCAAAATTAATTAAAGCTGCAAACGAAGCTAAAAAAGGATTAACTTTAGGAGTTAAAGCAGACAATAGGGCATTAGATATTATTGAAAATATAGGTGAAAAATCTTTAATTGGTAGTGGTCAATTAGTTGAAAGGAAAGCAGCCTTAAGATTAATATCTAACACAGCTGTTGATGATATGGTTGATCTATTTTCAAAAGGATTAGAAAAAGATGATGTTGGAAATGTTTTCTTTTCTACATTAAGTAAATCAGATGATTTATTTAAAATGGCATCTAAAAAATATTACACAGCAGTAGATAATGCAGTATCTGGAGCTGGATTAGAAAAAACTAAACTTGTTCCAATGAAGTCTATTAAAGTAGAAGCTTTAACACAAAAAAATCAATTTGGTTTAAAAAACTCAACATTTAATGCAATTGAAAAAGAAATACAAAATAAAACACCTTACTTAACATTTACAGCAGCAAATGATTTAAGAGGATCATTATTATCTGCAGCAAGAAAAGCTAAAATATCTGGAGACGGTGAACTTTATGGGGCTCTTAATAGAATTAGAGAAGTAGTTGATGGTACTTTAGAAAGTAAAGCATTGGCTATACCCGATAGTTTAAGAGAAGCTTTAAATAAAGCAAATACATTTTATAGAGAAGGAAAAGATGTATTTAATAAAGGAATGGTAAGAAATATTTTAAAAACTAAACCAGAAGCTATTGATGGAATATTTGATTCAATAGTTAAAGCTGGAGATAAACCAACTGTTGTTGCTAAAACAGTAAAAGAGATTGATGCTTTAACACAATTAAAAGATCCAACTGGAAAAGCATTACTTTCAACTGCAGAAGCAAATACATTAAAAGATACACTTAAGGGACAATTTTTAAAAAATCTATCTGGTGCTGCTACAGAAGTAGATCCAGTTTATGGTTCATTATATTCAGCAGATAAGTTTGCAAATTATTTAAATAAATTTAGATTAACTAAAGATAAAATATTTACAAAGAGTGAATTAAAATCTTTAGAAGGTGTACAAAAACAATTAGCTTTTGCACAAGGAGCTCTTTCAAGAGGAGCTACACCAGGAGGTATATTTATTCAATTAAAACAAGCGGGTGCCGCTGGAGCATTATTAGGATTTGGAGGACCAGGTTTATTAGCAGGAGGTTTGACAGGAGCTGCAGGTGCTATTTTATTAGGACCTTTAGTTTTAAATAAAATGTTATTAAATCCAAAAATTAGTTCTTTATTATTTAAAGAATACGGTAAAAAAGAATTAGGTAAGACGACACCAGGTAAGGCAGGTGCAATATATAGACAATTACTTGGAAGAATGGCTGATGAAAATATTATTAATAGTGATCAATTGTTGTACCATACTGAACAATCTAAAAAATCAGAAGATGCTTTAAATAAAGCAGGCGTAAAAACATCTAGAGATTTAAGAATTACACCAACTAAGCCAACATCTAATATAACAAATATGTCTCCAGTTAAAACACAAGTAACACAGCCACGTGGTGGAAATATATTAAACATACAACCACAATCAAGATCTAGACCATTACCAACGACACCACAAGCTACACCAAAACCAGTTTCTGGTGGAATAACTAATATCCCTCAAGAACGTATTGATCAATACACTAACTTGTTTGGTAGATTATGAAGAGAATTATAAAATCACGATTAGAAGACCATATGATAGATTTATATAGTAGAGTAGATAACTTAAAAAAAGATATATCCATAATTAAAAACAATCACCTTAAACATATGAGTTGTGCTATCTATAAAATAGAAAAGAAAGTAGACAAGATCCTTTGGTCTATGATCGGTGGTATGGGAGCATTAATCCTTACACTCCTTGCAATAGCCTTTAAATTAATTAAATAATAATTGACGATTCATAATAGTTAATCTAATAAGAGGTATGAAACTTATTAGAGAAGATACTAGTTTTATTGTCACTGACTTTACAAGAGTAGACAAATACCAATACACTAAATATTCAAGGGACGATGACCACGGGCCACGGACCTATCTCGTTGGGGAAAAGAAAGTTCCATCCGTTACTACAATATTGTCAAAGACATCTTCCAAAGAAAAGCAGGCTTCCTTAGATGCTTGGAGAGCTAGAATAGGTTATCAAGAAGCTCAAGCTATAACCACACAGGCCGCTAATAGAGGCACGGAGATGCATTATGTTCTTGAGAACTATATGAACGGTGTCGGATACTTAAATCTAAGCTCTAAAGGGGCTCAATCAAGGATTATGGCCCATAAGATCATAGAGAATTTAGAACCATTAAAGATTATATATGGAAATGAGGTTAGCCTTGCCTATGACAACCTCTGGGCAGGATCCACGGATCTTGTTGGTAGCTTTGATGGCAAGGATACTATTATAGATTTTAAACAAGCAAATAAATTAAAAAGAGAAGATTGGATTGAAGATTATTATTATCAAATCGCTGCCTACTCTCTTGCTCATAAAAAGAACTATGGAAACATAGAACAAGGTCTGATTTGTATTTGTACTAAGGATGGAGTATATCAGCAATTTAAAATGGATCAAAAAAAACTTTTAGAATATGAGGGCAAGTGGTTTGACAGAGTCCAAAAATATCATACAATGTCAGTCAATGGATAATAATTTACTTGTTCACAAACATTTAATTGTTCGTGCTGAAGTCTATCGCCCACCGATGGACGAGGAGTTTCTTAGGCGTTGGTTAAATGACTTCATTACAGAAATTGGAATGAAAGTAATGATGGGTCCATATGTTAAATATTCTAATATGATAGGCAACCGTGGTATCACGGGTGCTGCTATTATAGAAACATCACACATAATAATGCACGTATGGGATGAAGTTCATCCTGCGCTAATGCAATTTGATGTTTACAGTTGTGGAGAATTTAATCCAGAAACTATTTGTAATAAAATTGAAAAAGATTTTACAATCCATAAAATAGAATATAAATTCCTTGATAGAGAACACGACCTTAAAGAACTTACTAGTGATAAGGTCTTGAAATCCTCTAACTAATTACTATATAATATACAGGACTGCACCATAGGGGTGGGTCAATTAACTTGCTTTAACAAAAGGAGATAATTATGACAAACTTAGATGTTTTCAATAATTTAAATAAGCAAATATTCAACGGATCAACAAAGTTTTTTGATGATGCGTTTGAAACAATTTTTGACACGTGGTCAAAAGCACAATCATTCCCATTTTACAATGTAGTTAAATACACAAAAGGTAAATACGGAATAGAAATCGGTTTAGCTGGGTACAACAAAGAAAATGTACTTGTAGAAGTTAAAGACGGTATCTTAACTGTAGAGGGAAAAGTAGAAGATAAAAACGTAGACTATGTACAAAAAGGTTTAGCGTTTAGAAAATTCTTTAAACAGTTTGAATTAGCTAAAGATGTAATAGTTGATGAAGCTGAAATGAAAGATGGTCTACTTAAAATTAAATTTGGTTTTAATGAACCTAAAGATTTTGAAGGTGTTAAAATAGATATCAAGTAATGATACCTTATAACGAATCTGAATGGGAATTTGTTTCCTAATTAAATTTGGGCCACCACATGTGGCCCAAATAACAAGACATTATTAATATAGATTAATATCTATATTTAAATCAAAGTCAAATTAAATTTACAACCACTTGTTAATAACTTCACCAAGTGTTTCTGCGGATATCTTAATCTTATTTTTTAAAGCAGCTATAATCAATTCATCAATAGTTTTTTCAGCAACTAAATCTATATAAAGAACATTTTTAGTTTGTCCTATTCTATGCGCTCTATCTTCTGACTGTTGTCTAACTTCTAAATTATAACTATTACTAAAGTAAATTACGTAAGATGCTTTAGTTAAAGTTAAACCATAACCACCAGTACTTGGGTTACCTACAAAGAATCTACACTTATCATCTTCTTGAAAACGTCTAACAGCTTCTTGTCTTTGTTCTGGAGTTATTGCTCCATATATACTTACGGTACTATCAGAGCCATGTTCTTTTTTTAATTTATCTACAATAGCTTCTATATTATGAACATAGTTAGCCCATATAATAAATTTACCGTCTGCTTCTTCTATTATCTCTATCAGTTCTTTTAGTTTGGGACAATTTTCAAACACAGTTATTTCTTGATTATCCATTTTAACAAATCCGTTACATACTTGATGTAGTCTTAATATCTCTGTTAATTTATTAGTAAAGCTAACTTCTGAATCTTGTAATATAACAAAAGCTGCTTTCTTTAATCTGTTATAAACTTCTTGTTGTTCTTTACCTAAATGTAAACTTCTTCTTTGGTATATTTTTTCTGGTAAATCTAAACAATCTTCTTTCTTAACTCTAAATGAAAATGTTTTAAGTTTGTTTTCTAATTCATCAAGATTAGTATAGTATTGTGGTATTTCTATTGCTCTACCTCCCATATCTATTAATCTCATTACAGCATATCTATTTCTAAAAGCAAGAAAAGAATCAAAACCTAATAATGATTTATTTAAAAAAGCACACTGACTATATAAGTCTAATGGAGATTTAGTTACAGGAGATCCTGTAAGTATTCTTTTATATTTAACTTCTAGACCAAGTTTAATTAAATTTTTAGTTCTTTTAGCGCTTTTGTTTTTAATAGTTGTAGATTCATCAACGATCATCATCAATTTATCTTTTGTATGTTTAATAATTTTTTCTAATGTTTGAACACCGCTAGGATGACTTAATGCTTCTACGTTAATTAAAAAGAAGTTTAATTTTTCATGTTGGTAATCAAATTTATCATGTTCTTTATGTATAGATATTGTGTGTTCTACAGAACAATGCGCTATTATTTCTTTTTCCCAGTTACGATAAACAGAATTTGGTGCTATTACTATTACTGTATTTACTTCATTTACTGTAAATAAGTATGCGGCATTATCAATGGCTACTTTAGTTTTACCAGTACCCATTTCCATAAAGTATGCAAAGTTCTTTTCTTTTGCACCTTTCTTTAAAGCTTCTCTTTGATGTTCAAAGGGCTTAGTTTTATATTCAAACTGTTTCGTCATTCGTGTTTCTATACTTAAAAAAGTATTATTAATATTTTTACATTTTTCGCTTTACATTGTCAAATAAATAAATATAAGCATATCTATAGGAGGTCTTTATGGACTTAGAACGCGAATCAACCAAAATAAGGGTTGATACAAATATGGCAAAAGATATAGCCGTAAAGTGTAATGAGCTAATAGATCTTCAGAATGAAATAAAGACGATTGAAGAAAAACTAAATAAAGTTAAAGAACAAGAAAAATTTCTTTCTGAACATGCTATCCCTAGCTTAATGCAATCGGCAGGTATATCTATGCTAAAACTAGAAGATGGAACTGAAGTAAAAGTCAGCCCATACTACTATGGCAAAATCTCTGAAGATAAAAAAGAAGCTGCATTCGCTTGGCTTCGTGAAAATAACTTTGGAGATCTAATAAAAAACAATGTATCTTTAGATTTTGGTATGAACCAAGATTCAGAAGCAAATAATCTAGTTGCACAATTAAAATCAAAAGGATATAATGTTTTCCAATCTACGACAGTACATTCTGGTACTTTGAAAGCTTTCATTAAAGAACAGATAAATGATGGCAAAGGATTACCAGAAGACTTGTTCGGGATATATACAGCGAATAAAACAAAACTAACAACGAAGGAGTAACCATGGCAAACGCACAAGTAAAACCTGCTTCAGTAAAAACTGAAGTAGCTGTAAAGAAAGAAGCACCACTACCTAGCATAATGGATTTAGAAGCATCCGCTGGGCAGGGTTCAGAGTATGTCACAGCACGTGACACGAAACTACCAATCTTAAAAATACTATATGCAAGTTCAGAAGTATTAGATGAGGGTAGTGGAAAGTATAACGCCAATGCAAAGCAAGGCGATATCTATAATGAAACAACAGGAAATTTGTATAAAGGTAAAGAAGGAATTATTGTAGTTCCTTGTCTATACATTAATACATTTAATGAATGGAAAGATAGAGGAGACAGTAAAGGTCGTCCAGTAGGTATTCATTTAGATCCTGCTATTATGAGAGACACAAAAAGAGGAGAAGACAATAAAGATAGATTACCAAATGGTAATTATATTGAAGATACTGGTAATCACTTTGTTTACATATTGGATAAAGATTACAATCCAATTGAAACAGCTTTGATTGCTATGAAGTCTACTCAAAAGAAAAAATCTAAGACTTGGAATTCTATGATGCAAAGTAGAAGACTACAAGGGTCTAAGGGTTTCTTTTGTCCTCCGTCTTGGGCAACAGCTTACAAATTAATAACAACTAAAGAATCTAATTCTGGAAACAATTGGTTCGGTTGGGTAATTGAATTTAATAAATACCTAAACGATCCTCAGTATGCCAAGCTATTAGAAATGACTAAAGCATTTTATGAAAGTGCTATTAAGTCAGATATCTTTGGTAAAGTTGATTTCGGTAAAGAGGAAACACAACAACCTAAAAGTAATACAGAATCAGTTCCGTTTTAATTTATGTATAAGCAACTAGCGGAACTATTTGCTGGAAACAATACCCAATACATCCAAGCCACTCTAACGGGTGGCAAGGATGAAAGGGGTAAAAGAAAAGCAGATTACCTAACCATTCATAAACCACTAACAGAGGAAATATGGAAAGACCATATTGACGGTAAAATTGTTATTGGCCTTAAACCAGAAAGAGATGATAAAGCTATCTGGGGCTGTATAGATATTGATCCTAAAAATTATCAAGATTATTCATCAAAAAAATATGTAGATATAATTACAAATTCAAAATTACCATTAGTTCCAGTACTATCTAAATCTGGTGGATTACATTTATTTTTATTTTTAAAAGACTGGGCTAAAGTAGAAGATATTAGGAAAGTTTTAGATAAGTGGAATACATTATATTTTCTTTCTAATGAAGTATTTCCAATGAACAAAGCTGTTGGTATGCCATATACCAATGCTGAATTAACTTCTGAATACGCAATAGCAGAAAATGGTATGGGAATTAATCTTCAATCTTTTATTGCATTAGCAAATAAAAAGAAAATGAATATTCAAGAATTAAATAATTTTGAAACACCAACATATGAACCAGAGTCACAATGGTCTAACTATCCTCCTTGTGTACAAAAATTAATACAAGAGAAATGGTCTGGCAATAATAGAAACAATTTTTTATTTAATGTACTTACACTTGAGACTAAAAAGAATCCTTTAATAACTTTGGAAGATTTAGGTAGAATAGGTAAGAATAGAAATAGAGAAATATTTACTAATCCATTAGATGATAGAGAAGTAGAAAATACTGCAAAGTCTGTTAAAAAAGGTGGATACTTTTATTTATGTCCAAGTAAACATCCAGAACTATCTCCTATATGTAACAAAGAATTATGTATGACAAGATCTTTAGGTATACAAGCTGAAGTACCGCAGATTATAGATGAATTTAAAAACCCTATGAAGTCTTTTGACTTAAAAACAACTTATTATGAATTTGATTATGACAATCAACATATTGTTATGCAACCAGAAAATATGATTGATGAGAAAGCTTGGAGATTAAAATTAATGAGACATGGAATATTTTGGAAAACATTACCTAAATCTAAAGCTAATCCAAATCCATATGAAGTAATGTTATCAGCATTAATGAAAAGATTTGTAGAGAATGAACATTTTAATTATAATGATATTGTTGAAGATGAAAGATATCAAACATTAAAAGATTTCTTTGAAGATAAAATAGAACAAGATGATTTTGATAAATTAAAAGACGGTTATATCGTATTAGATTCTAAAACAAACATTTGCTATTTTACTAGAGCAACAATAGACAAGTGGCTTAAAGATAAGAAGAGTAAAGTATTTAATTCTACAGTAGATGCATTACGTTTATTAAATTGCACTAGGCTAGAATATCATAAAGGTGTTAAGAATGTTTGGAATACTCTTATGCCAAAGTTTATTAATCATCAATCAATAAAAAAGAGCAACGGAAAAATTAACAATGTAAGTGAAATGGACGATGACTATCACACAGGAAAATTTAGAAATCCAGAAGTTAAAACAAATATACAAAAAGACAGTTAAGATATTTGGGCCGCCTGGAACTGGAAAGACATATACTTTAATTGAAAAAGTATTAAAGGGACATATTAAAAGAGGAGTTAATCCTAATAATATTGCTTTTATATCTTTTACAAATAAAGCAGTGGATACCGCAAAAGATAGAACTCTTGCTACATTTCCAGAATATACAGAAAAGGATTTTTCTAGATTTAAAACATTGCACAAATATTGCAGAAAATATTTTGAAGAAGAAATATTTGATATTAAAAATTGTTTAATTGATTTTGCACTAGAAGAAAAGTTTATAAAGTATTCCGATAGTAGATTAGAAGATGATAACTTTGTTTATAAAGATTGGTCATTAGGTATATATGATAAATCAAGAAACATGATGAAAGATCCAGTATCTGTTTATAAAATGGAATCTTATAAGAAAGATAACATAGATGTGTTTCAAAGAAAGATATCTACTTATGAGCATTATAAACTTAATGGAAGAGAAAGACCTCTAATTGATTTCACAGATATGATTGAACGAGCTATCAATGAAGTAACTTTTCCTCCATTAGATATTTTAATTTTAGATGAAGCTCAGGATTTTACACCATTACAATGGTCAGTTATTTATAAGATTGTAGATAATGTTAAACGGGTTTATCTAGCAGGAGATGATGACCAAGCTATATATAAATGGAATGGATCAGACCCAAAGTATTTTACTACATATTTTCCAGGCCGAAAAGTCGTATTACATAAAACAAGAAGATTTAATCAAGCTATATATGATTTCTCTCAAATAGTTCGTAGAGGAATATTAGATAGCGTAGAGAAAGAATTTGAAACAATTAATAAAGAACAAGGTTATGTAAAACGTTATATGAGTTTTATGGAGATACCCTTTAATGAACTACAAGGTACTTGGTATATTTTAGGTAGAGTTACTAAAGTCGTTAATGAATTAAGAATGGGCGCTAAAGCTGCAGGATTGTATTTTGAAGACAGCAAAGAAACTAAATCCTTTGATCAAAAACAATGGAACGCAATTAAAGCATGGACTGCAATATCAAAAGGCAAATCTATTGATAAGAAGAATGCAGAAAATGTATATAGATTTATAAGAGAGATTGATAACTCTAATTATAGAGATGAAAAGTTTTGGTTAGATCAACCTGATTTTACTACTTATAACTTTAAAGAATTAAAAGAATGGTGTGGCTTATCATTAGATGATGAATTCCAAACAAAAGAATGGTGGTGGGTATTAAGAAGAAATTTTAATTCTAAACAAAAGATTTATTTTATAAGATTATTAAAAAGATATGGGCAAGAACAATTGGACAAGAGACCCCAAATCATTATAGATACTATTCATTCTGTTAAAGGTGGAGAAGCTGATCATGTAATTGTATCAGCTAAAAACGACTACGCCTCTGATTTTAATAGAAAGAATAAACAAGACAAAATAGACGAACTAAAAGTTTATTATACAGGGTTCACTAGAGCAAAGAAGACATTACATTTGCTTTCAAGTGACAACCAATACAACTATCCTGTTGGTAAAGATTATTTAGTCTACTTACAGGAGAAGAAATGAGTAATAAAGCATTTTTTAAACAAGTTGGTGGAGCGCATTATAAAAAATATGCTATACAACCATCTCAGTTCATCAATAAAAATAAAATACTATTTGCAGAGGGTAATGCAATCAAGTATATATGTAGGCACCAAGATAAAGGAAAGAAACAAGATTTGCTTAAAGCAATACATTATATAGAGATGATTATAGAAAGGGACTACAATGACTAGCCTACAACTATCAATGACGTTTAAGAAAAGTATTTGGTCGTGTCCAAATGAATATAAAGATTTATCAAGTTATCCAGAAATAGCAATTGACTTAGAAACAAGAGATGAAGGTATTACTAAGGGACTAGGAGCTGGTTGGGCAACTAATAACGGAGAAGTAATTGGTTTTGCAGTAGCCGTAGATGGATGGCAAGGTTATTATCCATTCAATCATTTCGGTGGTGGGAACATGGTTCCTGAACAAGTTCTTAAATATATTAAGATTGTTTGTGCATTACCTAATAAAAAGATATTTCATAACGCTCAATACGATCTAGGTTGGTTACAAGCTATGGGTATGACTGTTAATGGCGAGATCATTGATACAATGGTCGCTGCGGCTATTATAGATGAGAATAGATGGTCTTATTCATTAAATAACTTAGCTAGAGATTATTTAGGCGAGATTAAAGCTGAAACTGATTTAAATGAGGCCGCTAGAGATCATGGGGTTGATCCTAAAGCTGAGATGTGGAAATTACC